GCGTCAGCGAGCGGCGCGTCGTCCGCCCGGTGATGAAGCCGGTATCGCTCACCCGCCGGCCGCCTCGGTGATCTGGCCCTGCAGGTCGGCGGCGCCTTCCGGCCCGCCCGGTGCAACCGCCTGGGCGGCCATGGCGCCGGCCTGCGCCTTGGCGAGGTCGGCCTTGATGGCGTCGTCGCTGCGGATCAGCGTCATCGGGATGCCGTTGCGCTTGCTGATGTAGGGGATGGTGGTGCTGCGATCGAGCGTCATCGCCGCGGTGTTGGGCCCGAACAGCGCGTCCATCTGGGCGCCCCACTGCATCAGTTCGTTGAGCTCGACCTGGTCCTGGCCGCGCAGCAAGGGCGACTTCACCGTCATCTTGATCTGCTTGCCGTTGACCCGCAGGCCCATCGAATCGAGCACGCCCTGCTGCTCGAAGATGTGGATAGTGCGGTTGACCTGCTGGATCAGGCACTCGTGCACCAGGCGCGCTCCCGGCGCCGAGAGGTCGCGGGCGATCTCGGCCAAGCGCTGCTGGATCTCGAAGGCCGACTTGGGCGTCTTGCCCTGGGTGTCCATCTCGTCGATGAACAGGCCCTTTTTGATGTTGGCGCGCTGATCGGCCAGGATCAGGTCGGCGATGTTGAACTGGGCGGCGCTCTGCAGCGGCTCGACCTTGCCCTCCTTCGACTTGGGAATGAAGGTGCCGGGTGCCAGCACGATGTTGTCGGGGTTGAACACGCCGTCGTCGTCGTAGGTCCACACGCCACCGAGCGCCAGCTCGGCGTTCTCGAGGATCATCTGGACCGTGAGGTTGCAGGTCTTGATCGCCGGCATGACCAGCATGACGCAGCCACGGCCCCACACATCGAGGCCGACGCGGGACCACCGGGTGGTCGTCCACGGGCAGGCGCCGTCGCCCTCGACGTCGTTCTCGTAGATCACCGCGTTGTAGTCCGACAGGATGGCGACCTGCTTCCAGCTTTTCTTCTCGATCGAGCTGGTGTCCCAGGTCGCGGTGTTGACCACGAGCTCGCGCCGCGGGTCGCTCTTGAGGTCCTTCATGAACTTGTCGGGGAACGTCCCCTTGCGGCCGAACTCCTTGTAAACGTCCTCGAGCGGCTGCTTCTTGCGCCACTGGAACCAGCCGACCACGGTGCCGCCGGCGCCCGGCAGGATGGCGATGTTGGTCGGCGGCACGGTCTTGAAGATGACGTCGCCGGGGAACGCGCCGGGCTCCTGGGCGAGGTTCATGGTGCCGACGGCGAAGTCGATCATGCCCTCGCTGATCTCGGTCGCCATGTTGGAGTTCTGCCAGGCCTCGTGGATCATCAGGGTCAGCGCCTGGATTTTGAGCTGGCCCTGCAGGCCCTTGAGGTGGTCGGGCGCATCGTTGCCGAAGGCCAGCGTGAACAGCTCGCCGGCCTCGGGAAAGAAGCCGCTGGTCAGCCGCGAGGCGAGCCGCGGCACGCCGACCGTGGCGGTCTCGTCGTAGATCAGGTCGGTGGTCGGCTGGCCGGGCGCGATGTCGAAGAACGATTCGCGCTGTGGCAGCACGAGCTCGTAGATCGCCTGCCACATCGGGATCCACGGCTGGCGCCGGCGGTTGGCCTCCTCCGAGAGCTTCTGCCAGGTCTTGTAGGTCTCGCGATCGAGATCGGGGTCCTTGGCCTTCTTGGGCTTCTCGGTGGTGTCGGGGTACTTCTTCTCGGGCGCTTCCTCGTCGCGCTGCGGCGAGCGCTTGGGGTAGGGCGGCTGCGGTGTTGACTGCGGTGCAGTGCCTTCAGGCTGACGGGCCATGTCAGGTTCCCAGCAGGTAGGGCGAGCCGAGCGTGCGGCTGCCAGCGAAGTCGGCGACGCCGGTGTAGCCCGTCGTCATCCACGGATTGGGATTCTTGAGCTTGGCCTGGCGCTGGTTCTCATAAGCATCACCCAGCGCCTTGGCGGACACGCCGGCAACGTCGGCCAGCGCATTGACCTCGGTGGCCTTGGCGGTCAGGCGATCCTGCTCGGCCTGGTTCTTCTTCAGGATGTCGCCGGTCAGCGCCCAGCTCGCCGGTGAAGCGCCCCCACCACCGCCGCCGAACATGGTTGACATGGCTCGCCTCACTTCCGTGGCTCGACGACGATCTTGCCGCCGCGCTCGAGCAGCTCGTCCCACAGCGCCCGCGGCGTCCAGATGCGGTAGCGGAAGGGCAGGCCGAGCACCTGGCGGACGAAAGTAACACAGGTCAGCGGCCACAGCCCGTTGGCCATGTGCGGCTCGGGGAAGCGGTTGCCGCCGTGGTACCAGATCATCGCCCCCGCCTTCATCACGTGCTCGTGCATCGGTGCGGCATCACGCACGTCGAGCAGGCGCACGACGGCGCCCATGAACGACCATTCGACATAGATCCAGCGCGACTGGCTGACGTCGGGCATTTCGTAGGGCCTGAGCAGGAAGACGTGCTGGAAGGGCGGCTTCATGCGGAACGGCCGCATCGTCCAGTGCTGCCAGCACGGGATGAAGCAGACCTGCCAGGGCTGCGCCCACGGCTTGATGGTCATGCCGGGGGTGAGTCGGTTTCGACTCTCTTTAGCGTCCGACACGATTGCCCATGCCGTTCCAGCGGCTGGCGCGGGCGACGCGGTTGGCCTGGCGCTCGAGCGGGTGCGACTTCCTCACCACCGTCACCACCTTGGCGGGCGACTGGCTGGTCATCACCGGGCGCCATTCGCCGGCGCCGACGTTGGCGTACTGGTCGGCGTCCTGGATGTGGCTCGAGCGGTTCTTGTTGGGCCGCGAATCGTACTGCCCGGTGCGCAGGCCGCCGACCGGCTTGTAGTGGTAGCCGCCGCGGGCGCCGATGATGAAGTTCTTGCAATGCGGGCTGACCAGGAAGGCCGGGCCCTCGGGGTCCATGCGGCTCATCAGGGCGGCGGTGGTTTCGATGCGGACCAGCGGGTCGTTGGTCGGCGCCGCCTTGGCCGGCACGCCGCAGTTGCGCAGGATCTGGCTCGGCACCTCGTCGCTGGTTTCCTTGAGGTCGTCGCCCGACGGATCGCCCCACACGTCGAAGCGGAAGTTCTGCCAGCCCAGCCGTGCCACTTCGCGGACGATCGCCATGCCGAAGGTCTTGGTCGAGACGCCCGACAGCACGAGCTCGTGGATCAGCCGCATCTGGTTGCCGATGCGCTGCTTGAAGGCGGCCGCCGGCGTGCGCCCATAGTCGAGGCCGAGGATGATCGGGTAGCCCTCGATCGGCCACAGCCGCTCCTTGGCGATGTGCTGGTCGTCGCTCCATTCGCGCTCGTAGACCGCCTTGCCGCTGATCAGCGTGGCGTACTCGTTGAGGATGTAGATTTTGATCCAGGTGCGCGACTTGCCGCTGATCATGCGCACGTAGTAGCGCTCGCCGAGGATCGGGTTCTCGCGCTCCGGGTTGACGACATAGCCTGTCAGCTTGTCGCCCTCGAGCTTCTCCAGCATGGCGGCGGCCTGGGTGAAGAAGCTCCAGTCGGGCGGCTTGACCATCAGCAGGCGTTCCTCGGCGCCCATCCATTCCGGCGGGTCGACGTCGCCGGCGATGATCGGCCACCAGTGCTCCTCGCCCGGCGAGTTGGTGTCCATGATGACGCCGGTCCAGCTCGGCCCGCCCATGTCGGGATCGGGGAAGCGGTCGACGCGGCCGGTGCAGGCGTCGACGATCTCCTTGGCGACCTCGCGAGCCTCGTTGATCCACACGCCGGTGAGGTCGAGAGAGAGAAGTTTCTTGACGTCGTCGGGGCTGTCGAGCGCCAGGAAGATGACCTCGAGGTCGACGATCGTGCCGTCGGGCATCGGGTAGTGCAGGTGATGGGTGAACGGCGCCGACCACAGGAAGGTGCCGAGCGTCTCGGGCACCCAGCGCAGCCAGGTCTTGACGGTGGTGAGCTTGAGCTCGGGGAAGGTGTTGCGCACGATCGCCCAGCGCGAGTAGCGCGTGCGCGAGACGATGTTGCCGGCGGCGTCCCGGCGCACGTAGGGCTTCTGCTCCTGCGCCCGTCGCAGGATCTCGTGCACGCACAGCACCGACTTGCCCGAACCGAAGGGGCCGCGGATGCCGCGCACGAAGTCGTCTGACTCCATGAAGGCGGCACCGACCGGGCCGGGCGGGGCGAACGCCTTGGGGATCTCGGGCAGCGCCCGCAGGTTGACCTTGGATTTGGCTTTACGGCCGGCGAGGGCGACGCCTGCCACGATTTACTGCGCTTTGGGCTGCCACCCGCGGGCGGCCCGCAGCATGTCGTGCATCTGGCTGGGGTTGCCCGAATCGGCGACCCGCAGGTAGGTCAGGATGGCCTCGTGCAGCGCCATCGGCGGGTTCGAGCGGTTGACCGGCACGCCATGGAGCTCGATCTCGACGGTGCCGGCGATGGCCAGCGTCTTGAGCTCCTCGAGGCGGTCGATTTCGCGCTCGAGCAGCTGCTTGGCCTTCATGCGCAGGCCCTGCTTGAGCTCGACCTCGGTCGGCGGCAGGATTTTGTCGTTTTCCGACGGCTTTTTGCCGGCGGCGAGCTTGGCGGCGGCCTTGCGGGTGCTCATCAGCGCCTCGGGCGTGCCGATCGAGGCCATGTCGGCGCCCAGGCTGGCCAGTTCGCTGTCCGACACGCCCTGCTTGGTGACGCCGTAGATGTCGCCGGCGGCTTCGCGGGCCTCGCGCTGTTTCTGCTCGTCGGAAATACCCGAAGTGGGTACCTCCTTTTCGCCGTCGTCCCACAGGATCGAGCCGTCGGTGAACTGGTAGCCCTTCTTGCCGGCCTTCTCGATGCGCATCATGCCGGGCTGCGGCGTGCCCGGCAGCTTTTCGTCGGGCGCAGCCGCACCCTCGGCCTCATCAGGCATGTCTGGCTCCTGCTGAAAGGCCCGGTTGGGCCACACCACAGACTTAGCTCGGCAGGATCGGCGCGTCCTGGGTGCCTTCCGGCAGGTGGCCGACCGGCAGGCCCGTCGCCGGGTCGATCTCGGGCTGGCCGACGCCGCCGGTCATGTCGAGCTCGGCGTTGCGCAGGTGGCC